CTATTTGGGAATGAGAGAGTCGATCTGGGAAACGAGCGCGTTGGCGCTGGCGACCGCGTCCATCACGCCCTGCGCATTGGCGAGAGCGTCGGCCTGGTCGGCGACATCCAGCGCCGCGCCCGCCTTGTCGTAGAGCGCCGCAGCGGTCGCGGCATCGCTTCCGTGCAGCGCACCGCTTTGCGCCGCCCCTTGCAGCGACACGCCGATGGCCTGATAGGCGAGATGGGCGATGGTGAGCGCCTCTCCGCATCGATGGTGGTGGCGGGTGCGGTCTGCGCCAAGCTTTCGCCGCTCAGCACGGACTGGATGGTCGAGCAGCCGCCGAGAGAGGCGGCGAGCACGATTGCGATTGCGAGTTTGCGCATGGTCAGTGCCCCGCTGCCGTCGTCGCGATGCCGTGACGCACGGTCATGGCGAGGATCGCGGGGATCGCGGCATTGAGCGCGGCTGTGAGTGTCAAATCGCCGTCGAGCCAGCCGCCCAGCGCGCCTAGCACGGCGAGGACGCCGACAATGTATGTCTTGTATCCATTGAGCATGGTCGTTCTCCTTTGAAGTTCGATTTTCAACTCACCACGGCGCGGTCGGTGACGCGGCGCCAATTCGTGCCGTCGCTGAAGGCCAGCACCGCGCCGCCGCTTTCGTTGCTGACGTAAATGGTCTGGCCCGCGGGCGAAGCGCTGGGCAGGCCTGAGACGGTGACGCTCGCCACGCGCATAGGACCGTTGACGTCGAGCTTGACGGCCGGCGACGTCGTGCCGATGCCGACCTTGCCGCTCGTATCCAGGAACAGCGCTTCGACAAAGGTCGAGCCGTCGGCGGAAACCTTGAAATGGAAATTGTCGTCGCCGGTCAACCCGATTTCGGCGCGGCCCGAAAAGCCCGTCTGATAGAGCAGCGAAGCGGTGTCGCCGCTCGCGTTCTTGTTCAGCTTGGCCTGGATGCCGGCGCCGATATTGTTGAACAGGATCGCGGCGGACGCGACCGAGAGCTTGTTGGTCGAATCCGCCGTGGCGTTGACGCCGAGCAGCGGCACGTTCTGCAGAGCCAGGATGCTCGCCACATCCACCCAGGCGCTGCCGGTGAAGACGATCAGCTTGGTCTCGTCCACGACATAAGCGGACAGACCGGCGAACGGTGCGGCGAAACGCCAATCGCCATCGACGGCGAAGGCGATATCGCCGTCCTTTCCGGTCCAGGCGCCGGTCGCGGTCGCCTTGACGAGATAGGTGTCGCCGTCCGCCGGCGACGACGGCGGCGCCGTCAAATCGCGGTCGAGGAAGCGCGCGAACAGCAGCGCGTCGAGCTGGTACAGCGCTTCGTTATGCGTGACGTGTTTCTGCGCCTGCGCCGCCGCCAGAAGCGGAAGCGCCGCGCGCGGTGTGGTGTCGGACATGGTGATGGTCTTTCGGTTAGGTCAGATCGGATCGATGCACTTTTCGACCCTCCCCTTGAGGGAGGGTCGAAGGCGGATTCGCACGACAGTGCGAAGACGGCTTCGGGGAGGGGTTCATTCCACCGCGCCATACCCCTCCCCGAAATCCGATTTTCGCTTACGCTCAAATCAGATTTCGACCCTCCCTCAAGGGGAGGGTTGGAATTAGGCGAAGACGAAGCCTCTTACTTTCCCCGGCCCTCTGCCGAGGACGGTGGAAAGCTGATAGACCGTGAAGCGGAACGGTGAGGGAAGTCCGCTTGGGAAATCTGCCGCGATCTCGGCAGCGGTATATGTCGCGGTCGCGGCGCCGAGCGACGAGAATGTGCGCGCGACATTTCCCGAACCATCGAGGATTTCGACGTCGTAAGCTTCCGCGGATTCGCTCAGCGGAATTTCGGTCTGGTCCCAGGAATCGCTCGAGGGCGCCCGGTCGCGGCGTATCCAGCCGAGAACGATATCGCCGCTGCCGTCATACACCGCGCGCAATTGGCACGGCGCATAGGGGCGCAGCCCGACGGCCTGGAATTGCAGCGTTGCACCCTGATAGGAGGGATCGGAGATCGCTTTTCCCTGCGGCCCCCAGAGATAATGGAACGGCAATACCGCCTCGCTCTGGCTGAGCGAAAGCTGTTTGAGTGCGCCGTCGAGGAAGACAACGCGCGCGCCGGACGCGACCGGGCTTCGCATCGCGCCTTCGGTTCCGGCCTGGCCGCGCAGCAGCCGTGTCAGCGTCCATTGGTTGGGCGCGGTCAGAGTCGCGGTGGCGAATTGCACGATCTCCCAGCCGCCATCCGCGTTCTGGATCGCAACGGCGTTCGCGCCGCCGAGCACGGAGAGATCGTCGAGCGAGGACAGCGTGCCGCTGGTGAGCTTGACCGCGAGCGCGCTCGCCTCGTCCCAGCGCCAGATGGGGCCGGTGGAAAAATCGGCAGTGGTCACCCCGATGATCGCCGCACGGGTGAGCGACGTATCGAGCGCATAATTCGCGTCGCTGGCGCTGCGCAGCACCAGCACCGATCCCGGCCAGGGATCGGCGAAAGCAGCCGCGCGCGGCGCCCAGGGAATTTCGCTTCCCGTCAGCAGCGGCAGATCGAGGAACGCCACCAGCGCGCGGCCCGTGCTGACCGAACTCTGCGCGGCGCCCGGCGCACGCGACGGCCCGGTGATGGCCTCGTAGATCGAAGGATCGGTCGCGACCGCTTGCATCTGACGCGAGGCGGCGTCGTCGATTCCCGTCAAGCGTAGACGGCGGACGCGCCCGCCCACGTCGAGTAGAACCTCGTCGGTCGGATCGAGGGCCAGCGTGGATGGCGCCAGCGCGAAACTCGCGCTTTCGCGCATCACCCAAGCGTCCTGCAGCAACCTTGCGCCGATGCCGATGGCCTGGCCTTGGTCGAGCACGAGCGGCAGGCTCGAACTCGCGACGCGATCCGAACCGCCGACAAGCCTGCGCGCTTCGGCGACGGCCTGGCGGTAATCCGCGTCGGCGTCGATATAGGAAATGCGCGAAGCGACGGGCAGATCGGTCTCCTGCGCGCGGTCGAGGGAGAAGCCGAACGACGCATCGCCGTCCGGCAGCACCAGATCGCCTTCGTCATAAGATGTGGCGCTCGGCCGCCCGCGAGCGACGAAGCGGATGACACCCTCACTCTCCACGCCGTCGAATTGATAGGCGACGCCAAGCGGGGCGATGGCATCGCGCGGGCTCATCGTGTCGGTCACCGCGAAACCGGTGACCAGACCCGAAAGTGAGGACACGTCGATATCCGCAAAATCCGCATCGGCGCAGAGCGCGGTGACGAGATCCGCCAATTGCACGGCGCCCAGCCGTCCGTTCAGCCAATGGCCGAACTGATAATTCGCCGTGTCGCCCCACACATCGGCGCGCGCCGGGAAGAACGGAAACGGCCGCGCGTCCCAGCACCACACGAGAATATTCGCGGTGTCGACCATCGGCGCCGAGTAGACGGACGAGGTCGGATTGTTGGCGGACACGCTCCAAAAATTCAGATGCGCTTCCAGGAAGCGGCGCTGGATCAGATCGTCGCGCTCGCCGTTGGAATAATAGGGGAGCGCGCTTTCCGAAGACTTGGGATCGAAGAAGACATTGGGCTGGTTGGCGCCTTTGTCGAGCGCCGCACAACCCAGCTCCGTAAACCAGATCGGTTTTCCTTGCGGTGTCCACGCCGTGGGCGAACCGCTTTCGCTTCCCGAAGGACGATCGTAATGCGCGTTCGACCACCAATTCCAAAGATCCTTTGCGCGCCACACCCAGGGCTTGCCCAGGCCGTCGGTGATCGGTGTGCGCGTCTGCGCGTCGCGGTCCGACGGGCTCGCATAATACCAGTCGTAATCCTCGCCGCCCTTGATGTTGCGCGAGAGATAAGCGGGATCGTCGATGGTCGTGGGGCCGTTTGCCGGATCGTAGTCGAGATGCGTCGTGCCATCGCGCCAATCGGCAAGCGGCATGTAATTGTCGATGCCGACGAAATCGATGTTCGAGTCCGACCACAAGGGATCGAGGTTGAACAGCACGGCGCCCGCGGCATCGCCGGTCTGATGATTGTTGTATTCCGACCAGTCCGCCGCATAGCCGATCTTGGTTCCGCCGCCCAGGATCGCGCGCACATCGGCGGCGAGCGTCTTCAGCGCCGCCACGGCCGGATATGTCGTCGCGTCGGAGCGCACATGCGTCAGCCCGCGCAGCTCCGAACCGATCAGGAATGCGTCCACGCCGCCGGCCGCCGCGCAAAGTTTCGCGTAATGCAGCACCATGCGGCGAAATCCGTAGTCCGCACCGCCGGTCCAGGCGACCGTTATGCCGTCGACCGCGAAGTCGGTGGACACGGCGCTGCCGAAGAATGCGCTCACCTGCGTCGCTGCCGCGCTCGTCTTGTCGGGCGAGCCGGACACGCCCGGCGCCGGAGCGCAGGTGATGCGTCCGCGCCAGGGATAGACGCCCTGCCCGCTCGCGCCGGTATAAGGATCGGTGAGCGTATTGCCGCTCGCGATATCCATGAACAGGAACGGATAGAAGACCACGCGAAGACCGCGCGCTTTCAGATCCGCGATGGCGGCGACGACGCTGTCGTCCGACGGCGTGCCGCCATAGGCGGGGCGTCCGTCCACTTCGCTCACCACATAGGCATCGGCGCGCGCGATGCCGTCGACGCTCCAAGTGTCGGGATAGGTCGTTTTCGTTGCCGTCTCGACGCCGGGCCTGATCTCGCATGACGCACAGCGAAGGTCGCTCGCGAACCAGCCCACCACCAGCGACACGGCACCGAGATTGGGCGCGAGCGCGGTCAGCTCGTCCAACGACGCGTCGATATCGGCGGTGGCCGACGCGTTATGCGCGTTCAGCGCCTCAGTCGTTCCCGCGCCGTCATCGTCGGTGACGATGTCCGTCGCATAGACGAACTCTCCAGCACCCGGGATCAGCGCCACGCCGGACGGCTTGTTTTCGAGCGCGGTGGGATTGTCCGGCGCGATGGAGCGGATGATCTCGAACTGCAATTGCGGGATGCGGTTGCCGAACGCGGCGAGCGGCATGTCCTCGAACACGATGTAGCAGAGCCCGCGATAGGCGGGCGTGTTGCCGGTTCCCTCGATCTCCTCGATCAGCGGATCGAAGGACTGCGCCTCGCCGCCCGGATAGAAGCGGGTCGTATATTGCGAGAGGTCTATCAGCGTGCCGTCCGCCCAGACGCGCCCGATCTTGGTGGCCGCTCCCGCGCACAATCCCACCGCGAAGGAGATCGCATAGAGATAATCGGTCTCTGTCACCTTCGGCGTGGGCAAGCCCTTGCCGCCCGTGCTGGTGGTGGAGGTCGTCTCCTTGAATTTCGACGCCCAGAGCAACTGCCCCGCCACGCGCATGCGGCCGTAAAGGCGCGGGATCGGCGCGCCCTCGGTCGAGGCTTGCACGTTCACGTCCGAGAGGCGCGGGCCGGTGCGCTTCGTGCCCGGCGCGATCGCGGCATCGATCTCGGCGCCCGCGAAGGCACCGATAGCGCCGCCGATCTGCGCGCCCGTGATCGTCGCGCCCAGGAACGAGAAGCCGCTGCCGAACAAGGTCGGGCCCAGCGCCGAACCGGCTATTCCAAGAACCAGAGAGGCCATGTGTTTGTTCCAATGAAAACGAAAACGGCGGCATTGCTGCCGCCGCTTTCAAACAATTCGAACGCCTTAGCGCTAAGGCTTCACGCCATATCCCGCGAAAGTCTCGGCAATCTTCGGATCAATGGCCGTGGCGGCGGCGATGTCGGCATTGCCGCCGGCTGTGTCGCCGGTGCGCAGCTTCGCGATGCCGCGCATGTAGAGGGACGTTGGCTTTTTCGGATTGATCGCCAACGCGTCGTTCGTATCGGCGATCACATTGGCCCAGGCGTCGATGCGCAGAAACACGAGGGCGCGCGAATCCATGGCGAAGCTGTCACTTGAATCGCGCTCTATGGCTGTGTTGCAGTTCCTCATCGCGACGTCGAGCTGCAGGTTGAGCTGCGCGCGATACCAGCACGCGCAGCCCAGGGCGGATGGATCGTCCGGCTGAAGGCGCACGACATTGTCGTAATCGGCGACCGCCTTGGAATATTCGTTTAGAAGCACATGCGCCCGCGCCCGTGCTCGAAATTCCCCAGCGGTATGGGCGGGAAGATTTACCGCGTCCGTGTAATTGTCCATCGCGCGGTCATGGTCGCCCAATTTCTCATAAGCTTGACCGCGAGCGATGAACGCATCGGTGAAATAGGGCCACAGCTCGATCGCCCGGTTGTATTCCTCGATGGCGTGGGTCCAATCCTTCTGCCCCCGATAGGCATTCCCGCAGATATAGACCTGGGCGGCGTCCCCGGAACCGGAATCCAAAGACCTGGACTTCTCGCAATCGTCCACCGCGCGGTCGTACAAGCCAAGCGTCACATAGCTCGACGCGCGATTGGCATAGGCGGCGGCATGTTCCAACGCTCCGTAAGAATTCGAGTCGATCACCGCCGTGCAGGCCGCGATGAATTTCGCGAGGTCGACATGGCCTTGGGTGTCGAGGCACAGTTTCGATGGATCGCCGGACTTGTCCGAATCCGCGGCGTTTGCCGCACCCGCGCAAAACGCCGCAGCCGCCAGGGTGGCCGCAAAGACCACCTTCGTCGCGAATATCCCGCTCATTTCCCCCGACCTTTTTTGCAAGTCCTGCCCGTCATCGAGCCTATCACACACGCATCGGCGAAGGGAGATGAATCGTCCATCTTCACGTCATATCCTGAATGCGAAGGCGAGCTTGCGCCGCCACGCGGGGGAGAACGTTTCCTCGCTCACGCGCTTGTTCTGGCGGGCATGGATCAGAGTGAGCGCTCCGTCCTGTTGCGCAATGATCCCGCAATGCTTGGCCGGACCGCGCGGGCTCATGCGGAACAGCGCCACGTCGCCGGGAGCGAGCGCATTCAAGGCGATGGCGTTCAAGTGCCGGGCGAGTGCGTCGCGCAGGGTCTCGGCGCCGGTCGCCTCCGCCCAATCCGGCGAATAGGGCGGCGCGCTTTCCGGCTCCTCGCCATGCAGTTCGCGCCAAACGCCGCGCAGCAGTCCCAAGCAGTCGCAGCCCACGCCCTTCACGCTCGCTTGATGCACATAAGGCGTGCCGATCCAGGAACGGGCGGCAAGCACAACTCCGTGATTGTCATCGCCCGCAACTGCGGGCGACCCAGTTGGTGCGCCACTGCCGTCGTCCAGCCCCGCGATCACCTGGGTGGCCCGCATTCGCGGGCCATGACAAATTTTGTTTTGCGATTCAATTTCCATAGCGGCTTCCTCCATCCAGGACCTGCGTCGTTACGGGATAGGACAAGACCGCATCATTGCCGGGCATGTAGGGAAAGCCGCGGAAGTTGATGGCGTTCATGAATTTGGATTTGCAAGTGCCGAACTGCTTGTCGCAGCCGGCGGTGACGGTGAACGCGTCGCCCGGCGCGACCGGTTCGCTCATCGCCTGCCACAATTCGATGCTGACGGACGAAGCGGTGAGCCCGTGACGTTTCACTTCCATGGCACGGCCCGCATTGGCGCCGCTCGTGAAAGCGAGCTTGCCGCCGCCGAACCAGCCATCCGTATACGAACCAAGTCCCGAAACCGTGAAGCGGCGCGCGTCGATGGCGGCGCCGACCGTGCCCGTTCCCGTGAAGGTGGGGCCGGCGAGCGCGATGGTGCATCGCGCATCGCCGAGATCGGCGTCGCAGGAATAGCCATAGGCGCGGCCGACCGTCTGGTTCAGCACATGGGCGAGACCGCGCATCTCGGCCTGGAAGGCGGACTTGCCGCGCTTGACCTCGCCCAGATTGCCCTTGCGCATCAAGACGCGCTGATCCGGAGTGGCCCAGTTCACGCGCCAGATCTCGATGGCCGCGTCGTCATAGAGGCCGGCGGCAAGATCGGCCTCGTTCAGCGTGGCCGACGACAGCGCGCCCGTCACCGTCAGATTGTCGATGGCGAGACCCAGCGTGGATTGCACTTCGCTGGCGGTGAAGCCGCTTACCGCTTCATAGGTCACGGCGTCGAACGCGACGGGCACATCGTGATCGGTGAAGCCCTGGACAGCGCCGTCGCCGCGCATAATCTTCCAGCACCAACACAAAGTGGTGGCGCCGGAATCGAGATGGGCTTGGAGGCCGGAAGGAAGGGTTTTCATTTCGACTTCCCTCTCATGTCATCGCCCGCAAATGCGGGCGACCCAGTTGAAACCCGACGAGCCTTCGAAAAGCGCGGCACACCAACTGGGTGGCCCGCGTTCGCGGGCCATGACAAATTTGATTTGAGTTTTTCGGTCATATCAGCACCTCCACGATCGGGATGCTCGGGATCTCTCCCGCCGCGAAGCTTGCCAGGTTGATCGAAAGCGCGTCCGTGTCGAAGCGCACTGGGCAGTCGAATTCGAATCCCGCCGCGATCGTGGCGGCGCTCGCGGGCGCGGTCGCGAAGGTCACCAGCCCCGTCGTCGCATCGACGCTGAAGCCGCTCATCAACTCGGTTCCCGCGACCGCGACGCGCAGCGTGCCGGCGACGGGCTTCTTGATCGCGCGCGTCCAGCTTCCGGCGCCGGAGCTATAAGTCTTTACGAGCTGGAAGACCGTTTGCGTGCCGTTGCCGGTGCCGATGGCTTGATCCAGTGGTGCTATGGATTGCAGCGGCGCGCAGGATTTGAAATCGGAAAAATCCTTGAGCCGGAAACCGGTGAGCCTGCCCGACCGCGCCTCGAAGAAGCCGATCACGGCGTGCAGATCGTCCAGCGTCTTGACGCCGGAGCCGACATCGTAGCGGCGGCGCGAATTGGCCCACACGGCGTTGCGCTCCTCGAAGCCGGAACCGAGCGCGACGATTTCGGTCTTGCGCTCGGGCCCGCCGGTCGAATGAAACGCGATGGCGGTGGGAAAGCGGATTTCGTGGAAGTTCATGTCAGAGGTTCCGTTGTCCGCGCGCCAGCGCGCGCGACATCATCGCGGCGATCTGGGTTTGCGATTTGAGGAAGCTCGACGCGTCCTGCGTCTGCACGTTCAGCACGACGGATGGCCGCGCCTGGGCGAGGTTCGCGTTGGAGGTGATCGCGCCGTCGGCGGACGGCGTGAACAATTCCGGCCCCTGCTCGCCCACCAGATAGCTGCCGCCGGCGCCGACCGGACCGCCGCTCGCCCGCGCGCCGGAGATCGGCAGCAGCGAGGAGATCAGCGAACTCACCACCCCCTCGATGGGTTTGACGATGAACTGGCTGGTCGCGATGCGGTCGAAATCGGCGAGCACGGCATTGACGAGCTGGTCGATGGAAGTCTTGCCGCTCAGCGCCGCGCGCGCGATCGTCGACGACACGGAATCGAAGCTGCGCGTCACCGCGTCGTCGATGGTCTTGGTCGCGCTCGCCACCGGGCCGTTGGCGAAATCGCCGAGCGCTTGCGCGGCGGTGGCGAAGCTCGCGCTCAACGCGTCGCCGAGAGAAGGTGTCGTATCATTTGCCATGGTTCAATCCGGATAGGTTTGCATCAGACGTTCGAGATCGGCGCGCGCGAGCGGTGCCGCGCGTCGGGGCACGCGTCCGCGAAGCGTTGCGCGCCATTCGACAAGCGACATGCTCCAGAACGTGGCGGGAGACAGACGCATCGCGCCTAATCCGAGCGCAAGCCAAGCGTCCCAGGAAAAGGGACGGGATTTTCCTCGACGCCCGGCTTTGCATTCGAGAGCCCCGCCGCCTCGAACGCGGCCGTCACTGCCGCGATCAGCGCACCGAGATCGCAGGGAAGCCTGAGCACCTCCGCCGGTGTCATCTCATGGCCGCCACCGCGCAACAGCGCGGCCGCCACGATGGCGAGATCGCCGGCACGCGCATGGGCGAAGCGCGCGGAAACTTGCGACAGATCGGCAAGGCCGAGCCCGTCCTCGATCTCGGCGAGCGCGCCTAGCGTCAGCAGCAAACAATAGCTGCGCCCGCCGGCAACGAGTTCGGCTTCGCCGCGGATTTTGTTCATGTCGAGTTCCTCAAGAAAATGATCTCCCTCTCCCCCGCTTCGCGGGGGCGAGGGTTAGGCCGGCGTAAATGTCAGCGCCCCCGCCGACGCGAGCGAGAGCGACAGCTTCAACTCGCCGTCATAGGGGCCCTCATATTGCAGCGAGGTCACTTTGAACGGTCCCGCGACGGTGCCGAAGCTCGGGATCACGATCTGCCAATCGCAGAGCGTCTGGTTGAAGAACGCCGTGCGCAACGCGGTGTCCGACGCCGCGTCCTTGAAGACGCCGGAGCCGGAGATCGCGGCCGATTTGACCCCGCCGCCCGCGAGCAGTTCGCGCCACATGTCGGTGGAGTCCGAATTGGTCACGTCCACATTCGTCGCGTTGAAGGCGAGCGTGGTGGCGCGAAGTCCGGCGACGGTGGTGAAGACTTCCGGGCTTGCCCCGTCGCCGATCTTGATAAGCAGGTCCTTGCCGCGTTGTGCGGTCATGATTCATCTCCTTTTAAAAAAGTTGTCATGGCCGGGCTTGACCCGGCCACCCAGCCTGCGCACGTCCGTGCGCAGGGAGACTCTCGTCACCTGGGTGGCCCGCATTCGCGGGCCATGACAACGATGGATTGTCACTCCTCCTCAAGCGCCGCGCGGAAGCGCAGCACCGCATGCGTGGTCTCTCCGTCGGGTTCGCGAAAGAATTCCGTGGAGAGATAGCGGATGTCGATCAGCGCATGGCCGGTGACGGAAAGCTCCGCGCCGTCGAGCGCGTCTTTCACCGCGCCCGCGACGATCTTGGCCTCTTTGCGGCCGCCGGCGCGCGACCACACATGGACAGCGAACGCATGCGCGCTGCCGGTGTCTGTCGCGGTGCTCCAATCGGTTTCGGTATCGTCGCCGATCACGACATAGGGAAATTCCGCGTCGCGCTGCGGCGCGTCGAACACGCGCGCCGGATCGCCGACGACGTCCGTCACGCCGCCATCCGCGCACAACGTGGCGAAGACGGCTTGTTGCAAGGCCCAGCTCGCGGCGCTCATGGCAGTTCCTCGCAGAGTAAAGTCATCAGCATCGCTTGCGGTCCTTCGTCGAGAATTGTGTGAATGCGAAACAGCCGCGTTCCGGTCTGCACGCGCTGGCCGGCGGCCATGTCGGTGCGCCTGCGCAGCGTCAGCTTGTGGCGCACGCGCGATTCCAGCCGGTCGGGACCGAATGCATCGGTGCCGTTTATCGGCGCGACCGCGATCCACACATTCGCGAAAGACGTCCAGCCTTGCGAAAAGCCGCCGCCGCCATCCGGCGTCAACGTCTGCGCCAGCAGAGCGGCGCGCTGATTGAGTTGTCCGATCATGATTTTCTTCAAACTCACATCTGTCATCCCGTGCGAATGCGAGCCGTCAGGCTCGCGTGAGGGAAGGGGACCCAGGCCAAGCCGCAGAGCAGCTCGTCGAATCCTGGGTCCCCTTCCCTCACTCGCTTCGCTCGCTCGCCGGGGATGACAAGTTTGTTTAGATTTTAAGAACTCTGTAAGGCGCCAGCATCGCCGCGATCATGGGCGAAGGCTCGGCGCCGCCGTCGCCGCGATTGGTGTAGAGCTCGGTCACGATCTCCAGGATCGCGGCTTTGACCGGGCCCGGCACATCGCTTTCCGCGCCGCCGTAGCCGGCGGTGAAGGCGATCGCGATGGCGTTCAGCGGTCGCAAATTCGCGACAGGCGGCGCCACCGCCAGTTTGAGCGCGACCCGGCCCGGCTCGGACTTCGCATCCACCTGATAGTTCGATGCGTCGAGAACCGAAGCGGCGGCGTCGCGCGCATAGCTCGTGATCGTGCCGACGGATTGCAACGGCGGCAGCGGGATCTCGACCGCGCCCATTTGCGGCCAGGCATCGAGCCACAGGATCCAGCTTTGCGTGACGAAGGCGCGGCCGGTGTGCCATTCGGCTCGCGCCCTGGCGGCGGTGATCAGCGAGGAGATCAACGCATCGTCGGCGGTGGTATCCACCTTCAGATGCGCCTTCGCCTCGTCCAGCGTGACGGGTTCGAGCGACGGCGATGTGATGAGTTCGAGAGGCATGGGAAATTCCAATAGAGGGGCCTGGCCGTGGCCTCCCTCCCCCGCGCGGCGAAGCCGCTGGCGGGGGAGGTGCCCGTAGCACCGTCAGGTGCGAAGGGCGGAGGGGGAACTTACGACGTCGCGAACTTCATCAGCTTGATGGCTTCGAAGTTCTGCACGCCGCCGCCGACGCGCTTGGTCGCGTAGAACAGCACATAGGGTTTCGCCGAATAGGGATCGCGCAGCACGCGGATGCCGATGCGGTCGACCACCAGATAGCCGCGCATGAAATCGCCGAACGCGACGGAGTAACTGTTCGCCGCGACGTCCGGCATGTCCTCAGCCTCGGTCACCGGATAGCCGAACAGCGTCGCCGGCTGCTCGGCGGAAAGGCCGGGCTGCCAGATGTAATTGCCGTTCGCGTCCTTGAACTTGCGCACCGAGCTTTCGGTCTTGCGGTTCATCACCCAGCGGCCATTGGCGCGATAGGCTTGCTTCGGCGCATAGGCGAGATCAAGCAGCGCGTCGGCGGGATTGCTCGATGCGAAAGCGCCCGCGGCACCGCTCGCGATATAGCCCAGATTGCCCCAGCTCCACGACGCATCGGCGACGTTGGTGTAGGAGAGGAAGCCCTTCGGCTTGTTGCTGCCGTCGCCGGTGACGAAGGCGGTGCCTTCCTGTTCGGCGAAGACGATCTGCACTTCCTCCGCCAGCCATTGCTCGATATCGACCTGGCTGTCGTCGAGCAGCGTTTGGGTCGCGGCCGGCATCGCGTAAAGCTCCATCGCGGGGAAATCGATCGCGGCCAGCGTCGGCGTGTTGGTCTGGCTGATCGATCCCGTCTCTCCCACCCAACCGGTCGCGGCACCCGCGGTCGTGATGGGCTTGCGATAGACGTTGGCGCCGATCTGGCGCACCGAAGAAATCGCGCGGATGGGCGAGGCCTTGGTCAGCACGCGGTCGATGGTGGTCTCGATCTCCAGCGGTACGGTATAGCCGCCATCCGGATTGGAGCCGGCCGACAGCGCTTTCAATTCGAGCGCGTCGAGCCCGCCCGCGTCGCCCCGGCGCACATAACGGTCGAAGGCCTGTTTGCGTTCGCGCGCTTCGTAAGGCGACGCTTTGCGTTCGCCGCCGATGGCGGGGCGCTGGGCGGCCAGCGTCAGATCGTCGAGCACGCGCTTTTGTTCGTCGAGCGCGCGGTTGATGCGCTCGACCTTCTCGTCGGTCACGACATCGCTGCCGCGGCGTTCGAGTTCGGCCAAGCGCTGATCGTTGGCGCCTTTGAAGGCGTCGAAGACGCGCAGGAATTCGTCGAACGCCTCCTTGATCTCGCGGTCGTTGACGTCAACGGCTTTGGATTCCAGTTCCATTCTGCTTTCTCCTGTTGAACGAAATTCGCCGTCATCACTACAAACGGCGTTGACCACCCTCCCCTTGAGGGAGGGTCGAATTGCGAAGCAATTCGGGGAGGGGTCGACGCGCCGGCGAAGACCCCTCCCCGAACAAATCCACGCGCTCACGCGCGCGGATTTCTTCGACCCTCCCTCAAGGGGAGGGTTGAAGACTGCGTTGCCGGACAATCCTGCTTGAACCGAAACACTCGCGTCGCGCGCTGAATTTCGCCAACCAGCGCCCCCTTCGCTCCCATCGCGGTAATCTGGCTGCCGGTGAGCAGTGGGAAGGTCACGATGGAGATCTCCCAGAGCGACACCTCCAGAAGCGTGCGTAAACCGGTTGCCGCGTCGCGCTTGGCGCGCACGGTGCGAAAGCCGATCGACAATCCGTTCAGCGCGCCCTCGCCGATCAGTATGCGCACGTCGCGCCCGCGCGGCACATCGGTGATGAGACGCCCGCGCACGTAAAGGCCGCGTGCATCCTCCGTGATGGCCTCCCATACGCCGATCGGCTCGTGGGTGGAGTGCTGATAGAGCATGCGCACCTGGCCCGGTCCGCGCGCGCGCAGCGAGGCTGCGAACGCGCCCGACGCCATCACGTCGCCGGCGCCGTCCGCCACGCCGAACAGCGAGGCATAGCCCTCGAACTCGTCGCGGCCGAGCGTGGTGAGCGCCGCGGGCACGTCTGTGCGTGCGAGGCGGCGCCTCGCATATTTCACGGTCAGGGTCATGGGTCTTTCTTTTTTTCCACCCTCCCCTACGGGGAGGGTCGAATTGCGAAGCAGTCCCTAGCGACAGCGTAGGACGGGGAGGGGTCGACGCGCCGGCGAAGACCCCCCCCGAACAAATCCACGCGCCCGCGCGCGGATTTGTTCGATTCTCCCTCAATCCGCCTTCGCTAAAGCTTCGGCGGATGAAGCGCCAAATCCGCCGAAGCTTTAGCGTAGGCGGACTCAAGGGGAGGGTTGAAGTTTCTCCCGGTCGAGCTTTCCTTCGATACGGTCGAGCGTTTCCTTGACGGCGCGCATGTCTTCCTCGAGCACGGCGACGCGCGCGATGGCGTCGTGGTCGCTTGCCAGCGTGCGTTCCAGGACAGCGATGCGTTCCGCCGCCGACCCGGCCCAGAACAGCGCGCCCGCCGTCTGCAACAAAAAGGCCGCCACAAGGGCGGCCGGAAGTTTTTTGTCCCACATCGGCGGGATTCGTTCGGTGAGGAAGGTCATGATTTCGTTCCGGTGTCATAAAGAACAAAGCAAAACGGGCACCTGATTGCTCAGATGCCCGTCGCCAATTTGGTGCCGTGCGGGTTTACGCCGCTATCGGCCGATAATTATCCGGGTCACTCGCGTCGATGCGAATTGCCGGATTATCTGCCGTCTGGAAGCACCAGCCCGTTACGTCCTCAATGGGTACCTTCAGGTCCAGTTGCAAGCGTTCGGCGGCGACAAGGCGAATGATCGCTTCGGCATTCGGGTCGTTCTCGAACTGCTCACGCTCCCAGCGACCGATTGTCAGCGCTTCGCGATTGACGATCTTACCCAGCTCAGCCTGGGTCATGCCCATCATCGTTCGCAGGAACTTGAGCTCGGCGCCGGTCATCCCACCGTGACGCTTCAGCACGCTCATGGCGATCGCCTCGTGCAGCTTATTGATGTTAGGAATGGTCACGCACTTTTCGCCGTGATCATCCGTGCACTCGTCCAGCCCCACGAGGATGACGTTATCCAGCCCACTCGCCGTGTAACGATATTCTTTTTCCATTTTCATCCTCCAGTCATCGGTTCGTCCGCCCACATTACCGTCGCGATCTTAGCTTGCGCCGATTGAATGGACGGAATTACGACCACGCGTACTTCGCGACGATCAGAATTCGGCGTCGGATTGACCACTGCGTATTTGTAGTATCCAGGCCGTGTCGCCTTTTCGGGTGGGTCGTAGACAAAACCGTTTTTCAGCACGTACATGACGTCTAGCGTGGTGATGCCTCTCTCTTTCATTTGATCCTCGGCATGGTACGTCAGCGTTAACGAGAAACTGTCCTCGTGCGCTATCCGACGGAGACGCTCCGTCGCCTGGGCGGCTGTCCAAGGTTCGGCCACAGGTACCAGCTTCCGAATATTGTCCGTCATAAGGACAGCTCATGTATCACCATGATATGTAGTGTCAACGCATGTTCTTCCAAGATCGTTCAAAAGGATTTAACGTGATTTGAGAGCAACATATTGAGAGATATCAATATTTCGGATTTTTCGGCAATTTTGTTGCCAAAAAATCAACTTCATCGCAACCCATCCCCGCCCTCGACCGGAGAATACCCCGCCGCCTGGCGCCGTTCGTTCAGCGTCAGGAACGTTGCGCCGTTCAGCCGGTCCCAGACGCTTTCGCGTTCGATGGCGAGTGCGTCGACCGCGTCGGAATCGTAGCCGAGCTTGACGTTCCCGCCGAATTGCGGTCCCAGCCAGCGGGTCAAGGCTTTCGCGGTGCGGCCGACCAGCGGCAACACCGTCTGGCGCCAGAAATTCAGATTGGCCTCGCGATAGTTCGAGAACGTGTTGTCGCCGGGGATGCCCATCAGCATCGGCGGGATGCCGAAGGCGAGCGCGATCTCGCGCGCCGCCGCGTCGCGCGTCGTGGAGAAATCCATGTCCGCCGGCGAGTAGCTCATCGATTGCCAGTCGAGCCCGCCTTCCAGGACCATCGGGCGGCCGGCGTTGGAGGCGCCTTGATAGGCGTCCTCCAGCTCGCGCTTGAGCCGCTGGAACTGTTCGCCGGTGAGCGAGGACTGGCCGTCCGGTCCCTTATATATAAGTGCGCCGGAGGGTCTGGCCGCGTTGTCGAGCAGCGACTTGGTCCAGGCGCCGCCCGCATTATGCGTGTCGATGGCGCGCGCCGCCGCCTCGATCGGCGAGAAGCCGTAATGATCGTCGAGCGGATGGAACAGGCTTGCATGCAGCACCGGCATGAAGCCGGTTGCGGGATCGGGGCGCAGCGGCGTCGTGATATTGTCGACCGTGTAGTCGTAACCGGCCGGCCAGCCGCGCGGACCCGGCACCACGCGCACGCGATCCGGGCGCAGCAGGTAAAGCTCGCGCACCTCGCTCCCCGCGACGAGGGCTTCGAGATACGCATTGCCCGCGCATTGCAGGAAGGCGTACCAGCGCTCGAACAGCGAGGTGCCGTCTTCTTGGGCGTTGGGCTCGGCCAGCAGGCTGAGCAGCGGATGGCTCTCGATCTCCGTGCTGCCTTCGTAGAGAAGCCAGGGCACGGACGCCGCGCTCTCCGCGATCATGCGCACGCAGCGATAGACGATGGCGTTTTGCATGACGCCCTCTCGCGCCAGGCTCGCATAGTCGCGCGGCGACCAGCGGGCCCGCCCCGCGAGAGACAAGGCGATGAGAGGGGGGGAGCTCATGGCCTTGCGTTCCGATGCCGGGGTTTGCACCGGTACTCTCGCGGGGCGAGTTAGAAATTCGAACATGGGGGTTGCCTGTGTTGGCTCGTTGCGAAAGCGTTCGAGGAATTCGAGTTCAAGTCTTGTCTACCAAATAACCCTGTCATCCCGGACGAACGCGCACCGTTCGATCCGGGACCCATCGAGACGCCATCACGATGGGTCCCGGCTCGCGCTTCGCTTGGCCGGGATGACAACTTTGATTTAATTCGCAAGCAATCCACTCTAAACAAACACGCCGGATGGCGATGCGAACTCCGACGCCGCGGTGGAATTGGCGATGGATTTGGGATGAAGGCCCGAGCCGGTGACGGTGCTGGCGAACGCCACGGCGCCGTCGCAGCGCCACTTGCCGCTGTCGCGCGCGCTTTCGAAACGGTCGGCGAGATCCAGACAACCCGACGCCTGCGCGATAGCGTTCGCGCGCACGACCGCGTTGAAAGCGGTGCGGTCGGTGGAGGCATCCGCCGTCTGGTTCGTTGTCGTCACATAGCCATCGGTCGAACTGGACAGTGGTGTTATGGTCGAAACCCACACTCTCTTCTTGTTCTGGACGAGAAACCCCACCAAGCGCTCCACGCTGGCCTGGATCTGCGCCGCATTGTAAGTCCCGATGTCGTTGCGGCCGAGCGCCACGATGGCGTGGCTGAAACAATCCTTCGTCGCGTTCCAGATCAGCGGAAACGTGCCACCCGCGATCCCAGCATAGCCGCTCGCCTTTGCGCCGGAGCGGCTGAGATTGGTGTAGCCATAACCACCGACGCCGCCGATCCAGCGCTCCCAAGGCCCGGCATTGCGATAACTGTCGCTGACGCGCTGCTGCTGATCCTCGTCGAAGCCGAACGAGATGCTGTCGCCGAAGATGGCGAAGCTGGGCGGCAAGGTTCCGCTCACGACCGGCGTCCCGGCGATGACGAGCGGCTGGTACAGATTGGCCGGCGCCGTGCTGGGCGTCGAGGATTGGCCGCCCAGCGTTCCCGTCTGATCGGTGACGGTGGACCCGCGCGCGTATTTCTCGTTCCCGCCATTGCTGCCATCGTAATAGATATAGGCGCGGCCCTGCGGCAGCGAATTGTAGCTCGTGCCGGATACCGTGTTCGAGATGAATTGGTGGACGTAGTAGAGGGCACCCGCCGGTATGGTGAGGCCCGCGATTTTATCGGTTTGGATCGTCTGCCCGCTTTGTATGACCATATCGGTCGCGCCGTTCAGCGTCATCTGGAACAGCGCACCGCCGATGGGGTATTCGATGGAGGCGCGCACGAGAATGGGGTTGCCGGTCGCCAGTTCTCCCGCGGTGCTTCCATCCCAATACCAATTCGCGAAGCGCGCGAAGAGGTTGGTCAATGCCGCGCCGCTATTGCGCACGAGCCGTCTGGTGCCGACGTTGTAGACCGCGCCGGAATGACCGGTATCCAGGGAAACGTTGAGGCCCGTGCGCCCGCCCGCGCTCCAATATTGCGCGGTGCGGGGCGCGGCGAGAAGCCCGCGGCGATGGGGAAGCAGCATCGTCATCTCAATTCTGATGGGTTTCGGCGGCGAGCGTCCACACCTTGGCGCTGCCGGGCGTGATGGCGCTGCGCGCTTCGAGCAGCGCGAAGATGGTCTGCGTGCCCGCGCTGGGCTCGAAATTCCATTCGCTGCCGGTGGCGGGGATGCCTGTGCCTTTCTCCGCATCGGAGAAGTGCCGGTCGAGCGTGATGTCGGCATAGCCCAGATATTCGCTCTCCGTCGTGCCGCCGGAGAAGACGGCGTTGTCGCCCACGCTTAGCGTCGGCGTGTTCTTGAACAGATGCACGCGCACCGTGGCGTTCGCCCAGGCGGTGTCGTTGGTCTTGAGCCGCAAGCGGCGCACCATGCCGGTCTTGTCGGATGCGCGGCTGACCGCGAGCGAAAGCGGCACCACCGATCCCGCCGTCGTGGAATTGGCGATGAGGTCGCCGACCGCATAGGCGTTGGTGTCAGCGGGCCGGGTGAAATTGGCCGACGCGACAGCGATATGGCCGCCGACCTGGCCGATATGGTTCTCGCCGGCTGCGAGGGCGAGGCCGAGCGCGATCTTCTTCAGAAGCGCGATCTCGGTGGCATCGGACGATAAGCCGTCCCAAGCGGAATCATTCGTCGCTCCGACGACGTTTTGCGTACCGGACATCAGGGTCTCCAGGGTTGGAAAAAAATGATTGTCATTCCCGGCCGAGCGACACGTCAGTGTCGCGAGGGGACCGCCTTCGCTGCAGCTTCGGCGGTCGAGTGCGCGAACCCTCGTCCGCCGTAGCCTTTGGCGTAGGCGGAAGGGAACCCAGGCGGTCAGACCGGACATGGTCTCTCCACCTGGGTCCCCTTCCCTCACATCGCGCTCACGCGCGATGCTCGCCGGGGATGACAAATTGGGTTGCTACAAACGTCTCACTTTCGGATTGGCCGGGCGCTTGTTCGGGAACAAGTCCGCCAGCGCCCAGACGAGGGCGTCCATGCGGTCGGGGCTTTTGCTTTTGCCTTCGCCGTCGTAGTTGCACATCTGATCCTCGAGCTCGGGAAAGACGCCCACATGGCGCACGCGGCCCTTCTCGTAGAGCACCGCATAAGGCGCGGCGCGCGCGTGCTTTGCCCGCGAGGCATGGACGAGCTTCACCGGCATGTTCGAAAGCGACTGGACGAGGACTTCCTCGACCATGTCGCCGCCCTGATTGGCTTCGGCCACGACGCTGTCGGCGCCGTATTGCTCATAGGCGTCGGCGACGCGCGCGGCCCAGCCGGTCGGCGTGAGCCCCGATGCCGACAGATCGGCGAGGACATAGCCGGTGCCGTCCTCGCTCTTTCCCGCCACCACGATGCCGCATTCGTCACCATGCTGCGAGGCGGGCGGATCGACGCCGACGACGACACGCACGAGCTGCGGCGCCTCGCGCACGCGACCATCCTCGATCCAGGCGCGGCGCCACAGCGCGGTGTCGCAGTCCTCGATGATCTCGGCGTCGAGTTCCTGGCGGCCGAGGCGGGTTCCGCCGAAGCGTTCCTGCAATCCTTCGAGGAAGCCCGGCGCGAGATTGGCTTGGTTGGCCGCCGTCGTGCCGCGCGTCCGCACCAGATCGGACGCTTCCATCAGCGCCTTCAGCGCCGGAATGTTGCGCGGCGTCGTGGTGATCGCCATTTGCGGATGCTGACCCACGCGCAGCGCCATCAAAGTCATATCCAGCATCGCTTGCGGCTCGGGCCATTTGCAGAATTCGTCGCCCCAGGCGGTGTCGAACTGATGGCCGCGGATGCCGTCCGGCTCCTCGGCGCTCAGCACGGTCGCGACCGCGCCGTTGGGCCACAGCACGCGCATGTTCGACGGCTCATAGGTGGCACCTTCCGCGACCTTCAGCAAACCGGATTCGCCCTCGATCATCACGGCGCGCGCGTCGCGGTATGTCGCGCCGATGAGCGCGATGCGGCGCATGCGTAGGTCGACAACGCCTTTTGCGATCCATTCGGCGCCGGCGCGCGTCTTGCCCGCGCCGCGCCCGCCGAGAAACAACCAAAGCCGCCAGTTGCCTTTCGGCGCGCGCTGCTCCTCGCGCGCCCAGGTGCGCCAATCGGCTTCGATCCTTGCGGCATCGTCATCACTCAGCTCCGTCAGAAATCGTTTCAGCACCTTCCGCGGCCAACATTTCATTGATGCGACGGATAAGGCGGGCGCGGGCTTGTTCATTGCGGGCAGCGACCTTGGTTTCGCGCGCGACGACGCGCTGTTGTTCGAGGCGCGCGAGACGTTCGAGCGTGCGTTCGAGTCCGCTCAACGCGCGTACATTCGTGGCGCGGCGCTGCGCGTCGACAGTCTGATCGCTGTCGGGCTTGGCCGCTTCGATCTGCGACAATTGCCGTTTCAGTTCATGGAAGAGCCGTTTGACCATTTCATCCATCCATTCCGAGTCGATGTCCTTGGGCTCGATGCCGCGCGCGCGAATGTCGTCGAGCGTGAGGTCGGCGCCGAAGGTTGGGTTGGGGGTTCTGGGCAT